TAAAGAATAGTCTGTTCGCCTCTCTAAAGTCTGGAGCTCCAACATCAATTTTGCTCCATTGCAGGTACATATAGTGTGTACCTGTTATATATGTTGGTACTCCATTGTTGGTGAACCAGAATCCTTCTTCTCTACGCTTGAATTCTTCGTCAATATAGTCGTACCATTTCTCCTTTTGCTCTTCTGGATAATTTCTCCAGTCGAATATGTTTTTAATACGAGACAGTTCTTTAGGATACTCAGCCTTAACCCATTTATTCTCTTCGTGTTTAAATACTTCCTTAGGTGCTTTAGGTAAAGCTATCTTAAATCCTTGTATGTCATATATATCACCTATAACTCCGTTATGTGAAAGAACTACTATATCATGCTCTTTGCTATAACCATACTTCCACTTCTTACCTCTATTAAGTCTAGTAAGAGTAGTTTTCTTTATAGGTTCTATTATCTTGTATAAAGTCTGTTCGTACATTATTTAGATCTACCCTCAGCAAAACCCTTGAATACTCTCTCTTTCTTTTCTTCAGGTTCTTTGCCTTCTAAAAGATTTTCTTCTTCTTGGATTCTGTTTAATATCTCGAAAGCGTCGAAGATCGCAAGCTTTTTTGTAGCAGCAGCATTCTTGAGCCTGTCAGCTGATATATCATCATCTGAATCAACGATAGCTTCTTTAGCCACTTTGATTAACTCTTCAACCGCTCTGTGTCCAGCTTGGATTATATTCTTCTTCGTCTCCTTGATATTCATATTTAATTGTAATAAATTGTGATGGTATTCTATAAAGTTTTTCGCCGTCTACTAAAAACTCACAATCTACATTCGGTCTAAAACCTATTAGATCATTATTGTCGACAGTTCCGTCAGAATACTTAACAATACCTATCAATGGTCTTTCCTCATCTAGATCAAAATCCGTAACAGATTTAATAGGTTTTACGAAACAATATCCTTTAGGACATATCCAATCACCATCTTTTTTGTAAAGATATATCTGTTCTGGAGCTACTAAATATTTTCCTTCTTCAAGAAAAGATCTACTGTTTCTCTCCACACCCTTCATGTCATGCCATCTTCTGAACACATTGAAATGCAAAGTCACTATATCTCCAACTTGAGGATGGAGAGGCGCCCCGGCACTGGGTACAGATAAAATTCTAGCCTCTCTATTTACGTAGAGATGATTAAAAACCTCTGTGTTTAAAATCAACTCTTTATCTCCAACCTTCTTACTGTTGTTGTATCTGTTTCCTAGTGGTTCTACAACGTAGTTGTAAACTGAATGCATCAGTACTCTAGATTATACTCAACAGATATAGCCATATTTTTATTAAAATCCTTCCAAGGTATAACCGATTTATTCTTTCTGATATATATAGAATACTTTTCGTCTTCCTCTAATATATCACAAATAGTATGGCCGCCATACACTTCTTGCCCTACAGCATAGTGCATAGAGTCATTCTTGTAGTCTTTACCTATTGTGATTTTACGAATCAGATGGCTCATCTTTCTTGTAATTTATCGTGCCATCTTGAATATTAATATCATAAGTACCATATTCTTTTTCAAAATCACCTTGCATAGCGGTTAATTGCTCTTGAATAGCTGCAATATCATGCATAATTTTATGCTTTCTTGTTTCCATGATACCTATATCCATCTGACCTCGATTCATCATGTTGACAATTTGTTGAACTTTTTTTAACTGCTCTTCAGATATCTTCTCTGGTTTTAGGTCTACTACCTTTTCTTTCTTCTTTTTACCCATAATTAAATTAAATTAAAATTGTTTATTGTTTATTCCTATTCTGTATACCATTCTCCTGCTCTGTTATTCAGGACAGCTAGTATCTCGCTGTGTGTGTAAGTTGTTTTCCCATTTAAAAATGATGGTTGATCTCCTTTATACTTAACTAAAGCTTTACTACCATCTGTACTATATCGCAACATATCGGCGTTACGGTTAGTTAGCTGAGAAAAATCTATCACAGATTCTTCGTCTGTGATCTCTGTTGTATTTAGTATTACGTATGTAATCATAGTTCTTATTAAGGCGTGTCAGAGGTAAAATCATCAACATCCATATTAGATGTTAAACCTGGGAAACCGTTTACTTGTTTAAGCGAAACGTTATCTATGCTTATTGTTCCTCCATTTGCATTAGAGCTAATAGCAATTTTTAAATCAGGAACATCATCAGCTCCATCACTTTTAGCTACTAAGTACTTAACATGAGTTCCTACGCTGTACTCCAGTGGTGTACTACCAAACGCGCTGAATGTACTCAAAAGAAAAAGGTTTGTTTCACCAGTGCTAGTTAAGCTCGACTCAACTACCTCGTAAGAAAGTTTATAAGTCTTATTATTTACTACACCAACATCTTGTTGTATATATTTTGCTGAGTCATCTCCTGACCCCGTTGCTTTTCCTCCTGATATTGACCATTTAGTTGTTCCATTCGCTACAGCCCAGTCGCTTTCTGCTAGACTTTGACTAAAATCTCCATTATCAACTAACTCTGCTCCAAACCCAGGGTCATGCTGATCGTGGATAGCTCCGCTTGCTTTATCATCAAACAACCCATTCCCCATCTTATAATACGCTCGTAATGCAGATGAGTTATTGTAATTACCGCTATCGAGAGTTAAGTTAGTTGGTTTACCGCCATTGTATATAGCTCCTACATTGTTTGCATCTAGAACTGCATTCCATATAGCCACATCCGTTATTTTAGTGTTTAACGTAGCGTAAACGCCGTCTTGTCGACCTATATATAATCTACCATTATTATCTAAATCAGTGGTTGCACTTGCGCCTGCTGATCCGCTTAAAGATCCGTTGATATACACTTTTGCACCTGCAGTTCCATCAGATCTATCATTTGTGTGTACTATATGTATCCACTCATTTTCCGATACGACAGCAGATTCAATATCAAAAACTTCAGTCCCTGCTTTACCATAACATTGAACTTTGTCACTACTATTAGTTCTTATAAACCATCTATTATTACTATCATAGAATTTGCTTATAATATTGCTGCTAGTAGCTTCCGCAAGTTTCACCCACGCAGATATAGTAAAATCAGCGTCGCTGAGGTTTAAAACATTATTAAAATCTACATAATCATCCGTACCGTCAAAATCTAAGCTATACTTAGACTCTGGCGTAGAGCTAGATGATAGTACATTTGCTAATCCTAACATTATACTCCTAAGTATGCTATTACTCTACCTGATGATAATTTAAAACCAGTCCATCTACCATATATAGTTACTCCTTTTGGAAAAGTTTCACCATCAACAACGTCTCCTCCATCGGCGTCTATTAAAGTACCTGTTCCTGTTGAATCAGGAAATAGCTGCGTAGTTTCAGCTACTAAACCTTCTGTTCCACTGTCAAAAACTGTATCTTCTAAAAACGTGATAGCTACAAATACCTTTGTAATTCTATTTACATTACTTGCTGGTGAAGAGTCTGTATCTCTTCCACCTATTATTGTTATAGCTTCGGTGCCAGCCGCATGGATACTACCCAATTGACCAAATCCCCAAGATACTTCTGTTGAATTCACTGCCATAATTTTATTTTTTTACTTTTTCTAGTGATCTACCACCGAAGTATGCACCGATCACTGTTATTAATACTAATTGAAGAAGGTCCACGTAGGAATCCTTCACATCGAAACTAATTGCACCAGCATCAATGAATATCAATAGCATCGTGCATACTATTAAGAATATAAGAACTACGGGTCTTACGTTCTTTGAAAGCCATGAGTCAGACTTAAGATCCGCCTCCCATCGAGATGTAATATTCTTCTCCATCTCAACCTCGTAGTTGGCTACTAATTCTTTTATTTTTCTTTTAGCTTCAAGCTTCTCGTCCTTCGATGTGATGAGGTTATCTAATACTCCACCTACACCTTCAACAAGTTCAGTTGCGCCTCCAGAGAATACTTTACTAAGAAAATTCATTTATTTTTTTGGTTTTGTATGCCCATAACCTTTCTTCTTTAGCTCTAAATGCTTTTTATAAGTATTAGCCATTATAGCGCTTTTACCTTTATACATCATATGAGCTTTAAATTTTTTAGCCATGTTATTTAGCAAACTTTTCTACACCGCTAATACCGAATGATCCTAACACCACCCATACAAAAGAGTTGTATACAAATTCGTTTATTACTAGATCTTTACCTATTGCTCCAGATACAGTATCCACAATCATCACCACCACCATAAGGGCAAAGGCTACAAACCCAACTATTGCTTTTTCGTTCCATTCGTTGTTATCTTTAAATATTTCAAACATTTTTTTCTGCTTTTATTGCGCGTCTTTCCCAAGGAAAGGCTGCGCTGCCCTCCATGTTCCACGCGCTACCTTGTTTTATCTTACCACTCTTGCGCTCAAACACTTGATCTCCATCTCTTACGAAGCTGTCTCCATAAGCGATTCTCCCGTCTTGCATTTCTTTTACGTGGTGAGTCTCGTGAGCCACAGCACGCTTATACAGTTCGCTATCTTTAGGTACATCTTTACTGACAACTATCTTATTCTCGCTAACAGCTTCAGCAGTAATACCAGGTTCTAAAGTAGCGTGCTTAATAGTAATCGGTTCAAGATGTCTGGCCAAACCAGGTAGAACTTTATTGCGCATGTTATCTATCTGTATCTTTAATCATATCATCTATAGCCTTATTATAGACCTTATCTGTATATGATTTGTTATTGTAAAAAATACTTCGCTCAGAAGTTGGCATATCTTCTTCGCCTAGTAAGATGCGGTATATCCTACTAACTAGCTGAGAACATTTGAATGAAGTTTTGAATATAGAGTATTTAATACTCGTTCTATTCCTATGTCGCCAAACTTCTATCCATCCAGCTGATCGGAGTTTCTCCCACCTTTTCTTATCCCAAGAATATGTGTAAGCACCCTCGATAAATTCGTTACGGGTAAATCTACCCTTATGATCTAGATATA